GTGTAACTAAAACAGATGATTTAATACGTCAAGGGCACCTAAGTAAATTTAGGATCAAAGTGTTGCTGTGTAAACATGCTCCTCAGTATTTTGAAACATACCATGATGAAATTGAGTATCTAGTTCAACATCGTGGAAGAAATAACCTTATCAAAAATTTAGTTAAGGACTTGGAAGGTAACACTCTTGTGCTATTCAACTATATCGAGAAGCATGGAGAACCACTTTTTGATTTGATAAATAACACTATAGACCCCGAACGAAAACTATTCTTTGTTCATGGTGGGACTGATGTAGAAGATCGAGAAGAAGTCCGACAGATTACTGAGACTGAGAACAACGCTGTTATCATCGCATCTTACGGTACATTCTCTACTGGCATCAACATCAAACGATTACACAATATTATCTTTGCGTCCCCTAGTAAGTCGCGCATCCGCAATCTTCAGTCCATCGGACGTGTCCTCAGGAAAGGCGAAGGCAAAGACATGGCAACCTTATACGACATCGCTGATGACATCGGCGGACAGAACTACACCTTAAGACATTTGAATGAAAGAGTAAACATTTACAACGAAGAGAATTTTAAGTATGAGGTTATAAAAGTAAACCTTAGAGCAAATTAAATATGGAAGAAGAATTTTATGCAACAATAAAATTATTATCAGGGGAAGAGTTAGTAGCAAAAGTCTGCTATCTTCCCGATGAAGATAAAGTTATTTTAGATCGACCGTTAGTAGTTGAAACTGCAAGACAAAGAAAAGGACAAATGGAAATTTCTGGTTTTGCTTTGAAAGAATGGATCTCTGCAACTTTCGATACTATGTTTGTTATTAAAAGAGATCATGTAATGACAATGGTTGAGGTTGAAGGTGAACTAGTTGAATTCTATGAAAAAACCCTCACCAAACTAGAGAGCGGAAAATCGCTAGCTGGTAGAGGGAATAAATTACCCAGAGGTTCTGGATACCTAGGTTCAGTAAAAGAGATGAAAAAGTCTTTAGAAGAGATTTATAAAAAGAGCTAAAAGCTACTACTTCTCTTGAACCCTTGACAGAGTTATTCTACTAAGTTTCTGAGGTCTTGTCAAGACCCCTTTACATTTGACTTACACGATGCTATACTTGATACAGATAATGGTAAGATCAACGTGGCATACACAGTAATGGCAAAAAGAAAGCAAACCGAATACTATGTGAACAACAAGGAATTCCTTGCTGCCATTACTGAGTATCGGTATAAAGTTCAGAAAGCAAAAGAACTAGGTAAACCACGACCTCGTGTGACAAATTACCTTGGAGAATGCTTCCTGAAGATTGCCACACACCTTTCCTATAAACCAAACTTTGTCAACTACATGTTCCGTGAGGACATGATCTGCGACGGCATTGAAAACTGCCTTCAGTATATTGACAACTTTGACCCAGAGAAATCAAAGAACCCGTTTGCTTACTTCACTCAAATTATCTACTACGCTTTCCTTCGTCGCATCCAGAAAGAGAAGAAGCAACTAGAGATCAAAGGAAAGATCTTAGAGCGTTCAGGATATGACGAAGTTATGCACACTGACACATATGATGGTAGTATGGCAGGTATGAACGCTTCCTATTCTGATATGGGTAGCATCAAAGAAAATATTGAAACGAGAATGAATCGATGAGTGATTATGAATGGCATGAAACACCCTATGGAAAATTCAGAGTTGCAAAGACAAGGTTTGGAACGTGGAATAGCTTTGGTGAGGATGGCACGCCGCTCATCACAGGACTTACGGAAGAAACTGTCATGGGTGGAACGAGATTCCACTTGGAAGGTGTCGCTACTAACTGGGCAAACTGCACAACGTCACAACAATTTGATGGAACTGTTGGAGGTAAATTATGAAGATCGCAATAATTACAGACCAGCACCTTGACGCACGCAAAGGTTCTCTAGCATTCTGGGAATACTTCCAAAAGTTTTATGATGATATTTTCTTCCCCACACTTGAGAAAGAAGGTATCACAACTATCATCGATCTTGGTGATACTTTTGATAACCGAAAGTCAATGGACTTCAATACTTTCCACCGTGTCAGGGACAATTACTTTGAGCGTCTAAAAGATTACAAAGTTCACATGCTTCTTGGTAATCATTGCACGTATTACAAGAACACCAATCGCATCAACTCCCCCGAACTTCTGCTAGAGCAGTATGACAACATCACCATCTACTCCTCCCCCAAGCACCTAAAGATCGGAAGTAAAAAGTTCCTTATGTTGCCTTGGATCAACAAGGAGAACTCTGATGAGGTTTTCGAGCTACTTGAAACGAGCGAAGCAGAAATTTGTTGCGGTCATCTTGAACTCACGGGATTTGAGGTAACGCCTGGCATGAAGATGGATCACGGCATGGATGCTGGTTTGTTCCATCGCTTCAAGCGTGTGTGGTCGGGACACTATCACCACAAGTCAAAGAAGGGCAACGTTCAGTATCTCGGAAACCCCTACCAGATTTATTGGAATGATTATAAAGACCGCCGTGGATTCCATATCTACGATACTGAAAGTGATAAACTTAAGTTTGTCGCAAATCCCTACGAGATCTTCGACAAAATCTTCTATGACGACACCAGCGTGGACTACAACAAACAAGATGTGTCTGATTATAAGAACAAGTACATCAAGATCGTCGTTAATGAAAAGCGAGACTACCAAATGTTTGAAACATTGGTTGATCGTCTTTACAACGTAGGCGTTCATGATGTAAAGGTTGTTGAAAACCTTGTCGATGAAGACAGCAAAACCGACATTGAAATCTCCTCAAAAGATACATTGACTTTGCTTAATGAGTATATCGATGAGGTAGAAATGTCCGTAGATAAAACTGATCTTAAGAGTTTAATGAGATCTCTATATATTGAAAGCTGTAACGTTGCTTGACATGTTCATCGTAACCCTGGAAGATCACCCAGATGGCGTATACTCTGTCTTCGATCAAGATGAGGACAGAGTTATTCCTATATTTGAGGAAGAGGATGATGCTGACAGATACCTTATGATGTTATCCGATGATGAAGATTACCCACCAATGCAGATCGTTGAAGTTGACGACCATGTTATAATTACAGCATGTCAAGAACGAGGACATAAGTTCTCTATCATTACACCCGATGATTTTTTGATTCCCCCTGACGACCTTGAAGAATGATTATTTTTAAGAAAATCCGTTGGAAGAATTTTCTTTCCACGGGTAATGTATTCAGTGAAGTTGATTTACAAGCATCCAAAACAAATCTAATTATCGGTAGTAACGGCGCAGGTAAGAGTACCATTTTGGATGCTCTTACCTTTTCGTTGTTTGGAAAACCTTTTCGTAAGATCAATAAACCTGCGTTGGTTAATAGCATCAACGAAAAGGATTGCCTTACTGAGATTGAGTTTAGTATTGGTCGCAAAGAATACAAAGTAGTTCGTGGTATCAAACCAAATAATTTTGAGATCTACTGCAACGGTCAGTTGTGGAATCAAGAAAGTACATTGGTAGAACAACAAAAGAACTTTGAGACCAATGTTCTCAAGATGAACTACAAGTCATTTACACAAATTGTGGTGTTGGGATCCTCTACGTTTGTGCCGTTCATGCGTCTGCCTCTAGCACAACGTCGTGAGATTATTGAAGACATCCTTGACATTCAAGTTTTTTCTACGATGAATGTTCTGCTGAAGGATAAGGTTAGGGAGAATAACGATGAGATCAAGAAGTTGGATTATGAAATCCATTTGCTAGAAGAAAAAATTGATCTCCAGAAAAAGTATATGCTTGAGTTGGAGAAGAAAAATCAAGAAGAGATTACCCGTAAGGAAAACAAGATCTCTGAATTGTTACAGAATGAAAACGAAAATCACCAAGAAGTTGCGCGTCTCTCCAGTGAAGTACAAAAACATTCTGAAGAAATGCAAGAGTTGTCTAACAGTACAACAAAACTAAAGAAGTTAAACACTTTTCTTTTCAAAATACAATCAAAGTTATCAAGTTGTCAAAAAGAACACTCGTTTTTCACAGACAATCACGTCTGTCCTACTTGCACTCAAGACCTGAGTGAAGAGTTTAGGCAAGCGAAGATTGCTGAGGGGGAAGGAGAACTAACTAATCTCCAGACTGGTTTAGAAGATCTGCTGGATGCTATCTCGAAAGAAGAGGAACGAGAAAATGAATTCGCCAGACTATCGAAAATTGTACTTGACCTCAACGCTTCTATTTCTCAAGCTAACTTTCAGATTACTTCAGTCCGAAAAACTATTTCTGATATTGAACAAGAGATCAAAGAACTAGAAGGTAGCAACCCAGACAAGAAAGCAGAGTTCGTCAAACTCGAAGGTCTTGTTAAGAATAAAAAAGAGTTGGGTGCTACTCAGGCAGAGAACCGCAAGGATCGTGATACACTATTAGTGGCATCGCAGTTGTTGAAAGACAATGGAATTAAGACACGTATTATCAAGACGTATCTTCCAGCGATGAATCAGTTGATCAATCAATATCTCCAGCGTATGGATTTTTATGTCAATTTTACGCTGAACGAGAACTTTGAGGAGATCATCAAATCTAGATACCGTGACGTGTTCTCTTATGATAGTTTCAGTGAAGGTGAGAAAGCTAGAATTGATATTGCTTTGTTGCTTACTTGGAGAAGTATTGCTAAACTTAAGAATTCTGTGGATACTAACCTCCTAATTCTAGATGAGATCTTTGATAGTTCACTTGACCAGCAAGGTGGTATGGATCTCAGTTGGATCCTCCGCAACTTTGATGATAACTCTAATGTGTATGTCATCAGTCATCGTGAGAATTTGGATGGTAAGTTTGACAGAACTATTACAGCGGTGAAGGAAAAGAACTTCTCCGTCATCCAGGAGACAGTTTCTGAATTAGAATAATGTATTACTATCTCTATCTAATTAAATTTGAAGATGGTAGATTTTATATTGGTTCTCGTAAATCTAAAGTTCCATCTTCTGAAGATGTAAATTACTGGGGATCTCCTGGTAAAACTATTAAACATCTTTGGGAGATGAGAAAAGAAAAACACATTCTCTTTGAGAGCACTGATATTTCTATTCATGATTTGCGAGAGAAAGAATATAAGATGATTCAAGAGGGGTGGGAAAAATTCGGTAAAGATAAGTGCATTAATAAAAATGCTGGTGGATTAAATCATCTTGATTTAGAAGTATGTAGAGAAACTGGTAAAAAAGTTTATGAACAAAAGAAAGGATTTTTTGGATGGAGTCCCGAGAAATGGTCTAATGAAATGAAAAAACAATGGCATTCGAATGAAAATGCCAGAGGGTTTATGTCCTGGGATGAAGAAAGGGTAAAGGAGTTTAGAGAAGAACAACGAAAGAAACGATGTAAAACTTATGAGTTCTTTGATCCTGATGGAAATAAAGTTATAGTTGATGACCTACCTACATTTTGTGAAAAAAATAATCTTTCACGTCATTCTATGTGGGCAGTTGCTAATGGTAAATATATTCAACATCGGGGATGGAGCATAGTTGGTCCAGAAAAAGTAAAAGAACTTTTGGAGCAATCGCGGGAAGATATGCATGAGGATAAAGTATTTTATGATCCATCTGGAAAACAAATTATTATAAATTGTTACTCTACATTTGCAAGAAAACATAATTTAAGTGGTGCTTGTTTGAGGTTGGTTTATATTGGAGAATTACTACAACACAAAGGATATAGTGTTTTGCATCCAGATGAAGTAGCAAAGAAAAAGAAAGAGTTGAAACTACAGCAGTCTAAAAGAAATTCCAAAACTGTTAGGTTGAGAGATCCAGAAGGAAAGATTGTTGAAATTACCAACCTTGTTGGCTATTGCAAAGCACATGGATTAAATCCTGGTAATATGCACAATGTTCTCACTGGTAAAGCAAAATCCTGTAGAGGATGGACACGGGTGGACAATCAATGAACTGGACTAGGGTGGTCTTCGGACCCCCTTTTTTCGTATATACTAATGGCATCAGCAAAGAACCCGCATGTCATCCCAAGAAATCAAAGGCAACCTCGCCCGACTGCTCGCTACCGAAAACCTCATTGTAGAGCACCGCAAGGTCCCTACAGCATCGTTTGACGTTGAGCGCCGTGTTCTTACCCTGCCGAACTGGGACCGCGCTTCTAGCGTCGTCTACGACATGCTGGTGGGTCATGAAGTCGGCCATGCATTATTTACGCCCAATGAAGACTGGACTGGAGAGCACAAATGTCCTAAGGATTTCATCAACGTGATCGAAGATGCACGTATCGAGAAGTTGATGAAGCGTAAGTATCCTGGTCTGCGTAAGTCTTTCGCTGGTGGTTATAAAGAACTGAATGACCAAGACTTCTTTGGCATTGAGGGTGAGGACTTTGATACCTTCAGTCTGATTGATCGCATCAACCTTCACTTCAAGATTGGTGCTAGTGCCATGATTCCTTTTAGTATTGAGGAGCAGGTGTTCGTTGCTCGCACAGATAATGCTGAAACCTTTGAGGAAGTGTGTGAGATTGCTGTTGATGTATACAACTTCAGTAAGCAAGAGAAAGTCCAAGAACCAGCACCTGAGGAGATGCCTGCTAATCAAACCACTCAAGGTGGGGGTGGTTCCACTCAAGATGGGGGTGAGCAGCAAGATAATGCCAATGAAAATGCCAACGGAGACGAGAATGCCAACGACAGCACCCCTGTTGGCAATCAATCTTCTCAGCAGCAAGGAGGTGGTGAAGAGTATGGTGATGATCCTGGCGAAGAAGGTTCTGAAACTCAACGTGCCTTTGATGATGCTGCTGAGAAACTGACTAACAAGTGGTCTAACAATCCTGTGTATGTTGAGATCCCTGATAGTGTGGATCTCCCTACCTACATTGCCGACTGGACTGAAGTTCATGACTGGATTGATGAATACCGTGCCAACTTCCTTGCTGGTGGTGAAGGT